TTGCGGTAAAGACAGTCACCAGCACCTATCCGCAAGTCATGTTCGTAAACATGAAAATGTCGGATATTGAGATGACTGTGTACCCGGTGCCAAGTAAGGCGTTGCAATGGCACATTATCAGCGTCACCGAGCTAACCGAGCCTGCAACCTTGGCAACCACGTTGGTGGTTCCTCCCGGCTATTTGCGCTGTTTCCGTTTTAACCTGGCGGCTGAGATTGCTGCCGAGTTTGGCGTGGAGCCGCCGCCCCAGGTGCAACGCATTGCCATGTCAAGCAAGCGCAACATCAAGCGGATCAACAACCCCGACGATGTGATGAGTATGCCGTACAGCATAGTGGCAACCCGCCAGCGGTTCAATATCTACAGTGGGAATTACTAACATGGCTAATATCGCAATTTCTGCTCTACCCGTTGCCGCTTCGCAAGCCGGCGCTGATGTGCTGCCGATTGTGCAAGCTACAACCAGCACAACTAAACAACTGTCAATCACTAATCTATTCACCAGCCCGACGTTTGTAACGCCTGCGCTGGGCACGGTTGCCAGCGGCAACATCAGTGCTTGCACCAGCACCTCGATGGCGTTGACCACGCCGGTAATCGGTGCGGCAACCGGCACGAGCCTATCGACCACGGGCAACCAAGTCATCAGCAGCACCGGCAAGCAAGGCTACGCTACTGGTGCGGGTGGAACGGTTACTCAAGCCACCAGCAAAGCAACCGGCGTGACGTTGAGCAAATCAACTGGTCAGATTACGTTAAACGCCGCCGCACTTGCCTCAGATACCACGGTCAGTTTTACCCTGACCAACACCGTTATTGAGGCTGGGGACATTTTGATAATGAACCACATCAGCGCAGGCACAGCCGGTTCGTACCTGCTTAATGCCCAATCTGCTGCGGGTTCAGCCAGCATTAACGTGCGGAATATCACCGCAGGTTCGTTGAGCGAGGCAATCGTGATTGCCTTTGCAGTTATCAAAGCGGTAACGGCGTAATTGAAAACGCCCATCCTTGGCGGCAGCTACGTCGCGCGGTCGATCAATGCGGCAGACAACCGCATGGTCAACCTGTTTCCCGAGGCGGTGCCAGAAGGCAGCGGCGGGAAAGAGGCGGGCTTTCTGTTGCGGTGTCCTGGCTTGCGGTTGCTGGCAACTGTTGGTGATGGCCCTATTCGCGGCCTGTGGGTGACCAATGGCGTAGGGTATGTGGTGTCCGGCAGTGAGTTCTACAGCCTGAATACCAGTTGGGTTGCAACCTTGATCGGTTCTGTTTCAGGCACTGGGCCGGTCAGTATGGCTGATAATGGCACCCAGATATTCATCGCCTGCAATCCCGATAGCTACATCTACAACACCTCTACGGCAGTGCTTGCCCAGATTACCGACGTTGACTTCCCCGGCGCTGGATCAGTTGGCTACCTTGACGGGTACTTTGTATTTAACGAGCCAGACTCGCAGAAGTTTTGGGTAACCAGCCTGCTCGACGGAACTTCCGTAGATCCGCTGGACTTTGCCAGCGCGGAAGGTTACCCTGACGATGTAATCGCGCTGATCGTAGACCACCGCGAAATCTTTCTGTTTGGCACTACCAGCGTTGAGGTCTGGTATGACGCGGGAACGCCGGACTTCCCCTTGGCGCGGATTCAAGGCGCGTTCATGGAAGTGGGCTGCGAAGCTGCTTACTCCGTTGCAAAGCTCGACAACAGCGTGTTCTGGCTGGGGTCGGATGCTAGAGGCCGAGGGATTGTCTATCGGGCTAACGGCTACACGCCAGCGCGGGTATCAACCAACGCAGTGGAATATGCTATTCAAAGCTACGGCAGCATTTCTGACGCAATTGGCTACACATACCAGCAAGACGGGCATCCGTTCTATGTGCTGATCTTCCCGTCAGCCGAAGCGACATGGGTATACGACGTGTCTACCCAGTTGTGGCACGAACGTGCTGGGTTTGAAAGCGGGCAATTTACAAGGCACCGTAGCAACTGCCAAACGTCATTCAACGACGAGATTGTGGTTGGGGACTATGAGGATGGACGACTGTACGCATTTGACCTAGATGTCTACGCCGACGATGACCAGATCCAAAAGTGGCTGCGGTCGTGGCGGGCGCTGGCTACGGGGCAGAACAACCTCAAGCGCACCGCGCACCACAGCTTGCAACTGGACGCCGAAACGGGGGTCGGGCTAAACGCCTACCCTGCCTACGATGCCGAAGACCTCGCCACCGAGTCCGGCAACATTATCGTGGCTGAATTTGTGCAGGGTTATTTGATTACGCAAGCCAGCGACCAGCTCGTTACTGAGGCTGGCGACGGTAACGAGCCGCTGGTAACGCAAGTGCAACCCGCCGAAGACTACAACGGCTATGCGCTGGAAACGGAAGCCTACACCGCTGCGCCGGGTTACGATCCGCAAGTCATGCTGCGCTGGTCGGATGACGCGGGGCATACTTGGTCGAACGAACACTGGCGGTCAATGGGCAAGCTCGGGGCGTATGGCACGAGAACTATCTGGCGGCGGTTGGGCATGACCGAGAAGATCCGCGACAGGGTGTATGAAGTGTCGGGGACAGACCCTGTAAAGATCGCCATCATGGGCGCTGAACTGTTTGTTACGCCAACCAATGCCTAACCTCAACATCACCAACATCCCCGCGCCTCGGGTGCCGTTCATTGACGAACGCACCGGCCTGATGGCGCGGGAATGGTATCGGTTCTTTCTTAATCTTTTCGTCCTCACCGGCAGCGGCAACAACCCCATCACGCTTGAGGAGTTGCAGCTTGGGCCACCCAATCAGCCCGACCTGACCGAGTTGTTGATTCAGATCAATCAGAACATTGCCCCGCAATACGAGGATCAATCGGGCGACTTCCTAGCCACGCTTGACACCGCGCAGCTCATGTCGATGATGTCGCGGTTTGAGAACGCTGAAGCCGCCATCCAAGGCGCGTACCTCCAGCCGGTTGTGCAGACCGGCACCATCGCCAACTACAACCTTGACGGTAGCCCAACGGCAGGCGGCATAGCCTACGGCACCGGCCCCGCGCTGGCGGTGAGCGCGGCAGGTACATTGGGCCAGGTGCTGACCAGTGGCGGTGCTGGAGCGCCAACATGGGCGACTGATGGGGGCGGCACCGTCACCAGTGTGGCTGCGCTAACCCTCGGCACCACCGGCACCGACCTTTCCAGCACTGTGGCAAACCCAACTACAACGCCGGTCATTACACTGCAAGTTCCAACCGCGTCTGCGGCTAATCGCGGGGCTTTGAGCGCCGCCGATTGGACGACCTTTAACAACAAAGGCTCAGGCACCGTGACCAGTGTGACCGGCACTGCGCCAGTAGTCAGCTCGGGCGGCACTACGCCAGCGATCTCGATGGCGGCTGCAACAACGAGCGTTAATGGCTACCTGACCAGCACCGACTGGAATACGTTTAACGGCAAGGGCAGCGGGTCGGTCACCAGTGTCGCGCAGTCTTTTACTGGTGGCTTGATATCGGTTGCGGGTTCACCGATCACCAGCTCTGGCACGTTGGCACTGACGGTGGCTGGCACCAGCGGCGGCATCCCCTACTTCTCCAGCACGTCCACCTGGGCATCCTCGGCAGCACTTGCGGCTGGCTCGTTGGTTCTCGGCGGTGGGGCTGGCGTGACTCCAGCCACCACCACAACTGGAACGGGCGTTGTCACTGCGCTCGGGGTCAATACCGGAACGGCAGGCGCGTTTGTGGTCAACGGTGGGGCGCTTGGCACACCCTCCAGCGGCACGGTCACCAACCTGACCGGCACTGCCAGCATTAATACCAACGGGGCGCATAACGGGACAGTTGGCGCTACAACTGCTAATACCGGAGCGTTCACCACAGGAACATTTAGCTCAACCCTCAGTGCTACAGGCACGATTTTGGGCAATGCCGGGATCAGAACTAATGGTGTTGCATCGACTGATCTGGCAGCGTCGATTCAACTGCTGTACGAGTCTAGTTACGGGGTTACAAAAGTTCAAGGCCCAAATGCGGGTACGGTTGGAGCGTGGAGGCTTGCGCTTAGTGCATCTGACAACAGTGGACTTATTTATCCAATCAGCGCTGCGACAAGCGGGGTATCACTCACTAAAGGTCTCCTTGTTAATGCTTCAGGAGCAGTCTTCAACCTCATAGACATTACAGATACGGTCGATGCGTCTGGCGCAACCTTTGTTCAGTTCAGGAATTCTGCGGGCGGTAATATAGGCAATATCAATCGAGTTACAACGACCAATGCTGTTGTCTACAACACCACCTCTGACTACCGCTTAAAGAACAATCAAACCCCCCTTACGGGTTCTGGTGCGTTCATTGATGCTCTCCAGCCTAAAACGTGGGAGTGGACAGAATCTGGTATTAAAGCCGCAGGTTTTATTGCACACGAATTTGCCGAAGTATCACCGTCCTCTGTGTCCGGTGAAAAAGATGGAACTGAGGAAGAAGAGTACGAAGTATCGCCAGCAATTGACGCAACCATTGATGAAGATGGCAACGAGCTAACGCCGGCAGTTGCAGCAGTAAAAGCCACCCGCACTGTTCCTTTGTATCAAGGTATGCAAGCCTCCTCATCGGAAGTTATTGCAAACCTCGTTGCGGAAATTCAACTGCTTCGTAAACGCGTAGCAGCACTAGAAGCTGTTTAACATCTTAAAAGAGATCAGTTATGGCCCTGACCAAAGTAACGTACTCCATGATCGACTCGGCCCCGTACAACGTCAAAGATTACGGCGCTACGGGTGACGGGGCAACAGACGACACGGCTGCTATACAAGCCGCCATAAATGCAGCTGCGAGTAATGGCCCAGTGTGGATTCCCGAGGGAACCTACATGGTGAATGCCCACACGATTCAGTCGGGGCAAGTAAAGGCTGGCGTGTATGTCCCAAGCAACTCACGCATCGTGATGGACACCAATGCCACGCTAAAAGCCATTGCAAATTCGGAAGATATTTACAACGTGCTTTTGGTCTACAACGTATCCAACGTGACCATCGAGAATGGAACATTGCAGGGTGATCGCGCTACGCATCCGATTACTGCCAACTTTAACGGTATCGGTCTGCGTATTCAAGGCGCAACCGACGTGAATGTTTACGGCCTAACCAGCAAGGACATGTACACCGACGGGTTTGCGGTTGTCTACGATGACTTGAATTCACCCTATCCAGAGTGCGAAAACATCAACTTTTTTAATTGCACTGCGGATAACAACTACCGCAACGGCGCGTCGATTATCGGGTGCATTGGCGGGTCTATTATTGGTGGTCGGTACGTCAACTCCAACGGCACAGCGCCTCAAGATGGAATTGATATCGAGCCAAACCCAAACAATGGCTCGGGTGGCCCATCCACAGTAAGTAACTTTGTCGTTCGGGATGTTCGCGCCTTTGGGAACGCTGCCTCTGGCATCGAGGTCTATGGCGCTGGCACTGTTGAATATGTCGATGTGGTTGGGAACCAGTGCTACTCAAACACCACAAATGGCATTAGTTACAGAAACGCCACGCTAGGGTCTGTTGACGGGAACACCGTCTATAGCAATACAACGCAGGGCATAAACATAACCTCGACGACACAATCAACTGTTAACAACAACATCGTCTATTTGAACGGCGATAACGGTATTGTTGTCCAGAACCCAAACAACCAAGGAACTGAAGGCTTGGTGATTGATGGAAACATCGTGTCGTATAACGGGTTGGGCATTCTGATTACAGGTTTAACCTATTCGGTATCAAATTGTGTTGTCAGCAATAACTATGTTTTGGCGTCTAACGCAGACGGGATAAACATCAACTACGCGACGAACATCCGCGTAGATAGCAACGTCGTTGCAAATAGCAGTCAAACAACCGACGCAGTATCCAACAACATTGCCGTAAATAACTCTACCTACGTCAACGTCACCAACAACACTATTAGGCATGGCGGCGGGGCAAAACAACCGGCGTATGGTGTGCTGGTTGCCGCATCAAACACCGGGTGTTTCGTACTGAACAATGACCTCACAACTTCAGGACGAACTGCCAGTTTAAGCATCCTCGCTACTGACACCGTGGTGTACGGGCCAAAACAAAACAGCGCAGCGGCAGCGTTTCAAGTCATATCAACCACACAGGGACTTGGCGCACCAGCAATGACCACGACGCAGAAGAACGCAATTGGGTCGCCAATAGCCGGTTTGATTGTGTTGGACACCACGCTGTCTAAACTTTGCATCTACACTGGCGCTGCGTGGCAGACTGTCACCTCTACCTAATAAGGAACTTGCAATGAGTAACGTAAATCTTTCCGCATTTGGTGGCGTTGGCTGGCAGTTCTTTGACAACAACGGGAGTCCTTTGTCTGGCGGGCTAATCTACACCTACGCCGCCGGGACGACCACGCCGCAAGCAACTTACACGACCAGCGCGGGTACGGTAGCTCACACCAATCCGATTGTGCTGAACTCGGCAGGTCGGGTGCCTGGGGGGCAGATCTGGTTGCTGTTTGCCAGCTACAAGTTTGTCCTGCAAACCTCGGCAGCGGTGTTGATTGCTACCTACGACAACATCACCAGCGGTGGTGGTGGTGTACCTGTTATTTCAAACTTTACCGGCGATGGCGCCACGGTTAGTTTTAACTTGGGCAACGCAACCAACGAAAACACTACAAACGTCTACATCAACGGCGTTTACCAGCAAAAGAATACCTACTCGCTTAGCGGGTCAAATCTGGTGTTTTCCACGGCGCCGCCGACAACATCTTCAATTGAAGTCAGCTTTACTTAACCGGAGCCAACCATGACCGTCACCGTAAAAGTGCTGATTCCGGCCAAGACCGCTGAGAACAGTCAGACCACGCAATACACCGCGACCAACGTCACCACGATCATCGACAAGTTCACGGCGACCAACTTCAGCGCAACGGCGGCAACGCTCAGTGTGAATCTGGTTACGGCAGCAGACACGGCTGGCAATCAGAACCTGATTACCAAGACCAAGACGATTGCCGCCAGCGAGGTCTACACGTTCCCCGAGATTGTGGGCCAGGTGCTGATGGCGAGCGGGTTTATCTCGACCATCGCTGGAACGGCCACGGCCATTAACATTCGGGCCAGCGGGCGGGAAGTGTCGTGAGTTTCATAACCCCCGAGGTTACGCATCACTTTGGCGGTGGAATCTACGCCAAGGAAACGATCATCTCGGAGGGGAAATGGTTGGTTCAGCACGCGCACAAGTTTGACCACTTGTCGATCTTGGCGCAGGGATCTGTTGAGCTGATAACGGATGCGGGCACCGAGGTCATTAAGGCGCCCGCGTGCATTACGATCAAGGCCGGCCAGCACCACGGCGTGCGGTCTTTGACCGATGTGGTGTGGTTTTGCATCCACGCCACGGACTGTACAGATGAAGATATGATAGATACCGTAATCATTGCACCCGCTGTCGCGCATCAAGTAAGAACTATCGCGCAGACGCTGCGTAAGGAGAACTGATATGCCTTGGATAATTGGTGGGTCCATGCTTCTTGGGGGCTACCTTGCCTCAGAATCCTCGTCTGACGCCGCCGAGACTGCCGCCCGCGCATCAGGGCAAGCCTCCGACGCTTCTGTTGCCGAACAGCGCCGGCAGTACGACCTTAGCCGCGCCGACCAAGCGCCGTTCCTCACCGCTGGCACGGGCGCAATCAATCGGTTGGCGCCGGGCGTAGGGTACGGTGGCGAGTTTGGCTCCGCTATGCCGTTTGATTTTCAATACAGTGAAGACCCCGGCGCGGGGTTTCGCCTAGCTGAAGGTGTAAAGGCGATTGACCGAAGCGCCGCCGCCCGAGGGGGACTCTTGTCTGGGGCGACGTTGAAAGGCGTGCAGCGTTACGGGCAAGACTTAGGCAGCCAAGAGTACGGCAATGCTTTTAACCGGTATGTAACC